CCTATTACCGATCCATAAAGGACCTCCCTATTTACTGAGTGGGGTTTAACCCTCCCAGCGTATCTCTTCCCGTTCCCACGGGAAGAACCTTCGTTTTCGACGAAGGTACACGTTGCTATCTCGGACCGAAGTGGTTCCTCCTTTACAGAAGGCTTCACTCGACAATCTCTTACGAGAGAAAATATCAGGGTCTAACCCGATATTTCCGAAACGAAACCAGTAAGCCGCAATTGCGGCGCATGACACATCGGTCTTTCTAGCGACACCTCGTAGTACACTGAGGCGCCGACCATGGGGACCGATAGGTAAATCGTCATGTTTGCAGGTAAGAAAGCCCTCATCACCCTCCGCAAGGAGAGGTATTGGAGGATGTGTGTTGATAGATCGTTTGAGGAATTGAAAAGCTCCTTTCACAATGCTGTCACACATGCCGGTCGCGCCATGAGATATGGCGTACCTCATCAACTGATTATGTACAATCATCTGTTGATGTTTCTTATCGGGTTCCTGCGTCAGGAATACTGGCGTACAGTTAATACCATCAAAGAAGTGTTCTCCACAGGACTCTCGAAAGAGTGAATTCCAATGGCTCTTCTTCTCGTTAATTTTAAACCCAACATGTCGAAAGACACGTATAAGTTTAGGTACAATATTAACGTGACAAATGATGTCATCACCGTAGACAACGACTCTGTGCTCTTCAGCACTAAGGTCCGTTACAGCTTGAGTTAAAGCCCAGAAAATCAGGGTCTCAAGTTCGAACGTGAATCCGTTCCCCATAGCTGAAAACTTAGCTAAGTGGACAGACTCCTCACCAACGGTTACACGGTGAGTCCTTAAATCGTCCATTGCTCTCCACCATTCGAGTGGAAGTAATTGAGCAACAAGTTCAGACGATATAGAGTCGCTTGCAGCGCTTAAATCAATCGTAGCCAAATTATCAATGAGGCCACGCTTAGCCGCGTTTTGGTTAACACCCTGATCTTCTAGGTGAATACCAACCCGTCGTAATTTTTCTCTTATAAAGAGTCCAATTCCGCCCTGTAGAAATTGATTACAGGTAGGCTCGATCCCAATTGTGCGATCGGATTTAGCATTTTTTGGTACCGTAATCAGCTTACTTGCTTTAACCAGCTGGAATTCAGCCGGAAGAAGTGAAGCCGGTCCCTCCGCATTGATGCCTCTTGCCCTGAACCAATGAAGGTCAGTGGCCATTGACGCGCGGAAGTATGGTACTGCTGCTTGAGTTATACTCAAACGCTCTTCACAGAGCTTATTTCCGAAGTTAACTCCGCCCGAAAGGGTCGAGGTCACTCCTGGTCCCCACTTACACAGGGACGTCCACGAATTATTATAAACACCGAGCAACGTAGCAATTTTACGCTGGGCAAGAAAAATTACTGCCTCAACGCCTTCGTTAAAGGACGAAGGACTACGTAACCGGGTGTTCGTTTCGTGACACGTCGTTTCAGCATTTTGAAATGCTGTTATTGCAACCTTCTCAAGATCCACACCTGTTTTCAGATGTGGATACTTACTGAGATAACTTACGACCAGATAATCTGATCGAAACTTAAAGGATTGCGATTGTGTATAGTCTTCAGGATCAATGGTCTTAGTTACAAGTTGATGGTTTTCACCATACTTGAATCTTAACCACATTGCTAAAGACACCGGAGTATCTACTCGTTTACATAGGGCGTAGAAAACGCCCTCGACTAAAGGATTAGCGGTAAACATATATTTTCCCTTCCTCAAAAGTATTATGAAAATAATCCTAGTGAGATCTCTCTTGTCTTACGGTCATTTTACAAGATGAAAATTCGACCGTAATAACATCCATGAACTGGATGCGAAAGGCCCCGTTTCCGAACATTAAAGCAATTCCAATCAAGGAAATGCTAAGAATGAACAGATTCGAGTTCTTCGACAAGGGAGGCGATAACCGCATCCGCCGTTAAGTTAATGGCGAACGCAAGAATGTCCTTTCGGACATCCGTGCCGGAGCGGAGGGGAAGTAGAAACTCAGAAGAGTGGCGGGCAGTGTAGGCAACAGACGGAGGAGCGGTGTAACCGCTATCCGCCGTACCTAGCGTCTCCATTACAGGAATTTTAACTGTCGTCTTAACGCGGATGTTTTCCGCATTTCGTTTCGAGCTAGCAGTAACTGTAGGGAAGCCAAGTGCAACTCCTCCGGACGTTTCGGCCCAGGAAGCTACACCGTTTTCACGGCCAACGGGGGAAAAGGTTTTCGACACAGGTGTGTCTTCACCATTTAGTAAAGTAATATCAGCGAATGCTGGCATTTTGTTCTCCATTAAGGATGGTTAGAGAATAGGGAAATCCTATTCCTAGTCAGGATTTGCGCGTAATTGCGCGTCCGGGAATCGCTAACTCACTTCATGGCTTGATAGGCCAAGGACGCGAGACTTGCGATTCGTTGATATCCCAGATTGGGAAATCCGAACTCAGGCACCCGAACAGCCGGAGGCTGATTTAACGGTTGCCTTACCGACGAGATGTCGATAATGTTCCCATGGTAAGAGCCAGACATTCGGCTCGTTTTCCTGGGAGGTACCACATAAGGTATTATTTCACTATCTTTGTGGACCACTTTGCTAGTTATGGTTCTATAGTTATCGGTCAAATAGGCTGAATAACGCCTCCTGGCCTCTATAGCTTCTAAATAGCCGCCTATATCTACTACCATATCTAAAACGAACGAGTAGGGAAATAATTCCCATGCGATCGAAGTAGGATCAAGTGAGGTCATCCTCAAAAGATCGTCTGACGGTGGAACTGCCAGCATAGCACCGTACTCACATCGATATCCTTCGGAAACCCGAATGGATCGGTTAGCGGAAACAACGTTAGTTGTATCCCGCTTACCGGATTTACGTGCCCTTATTCTAACAGGGGCACCGAGTTTTCGTGCTTCGTAGGTAGCAAGATCTTGGATCGTTTTAAGTGTCGGTGCAACTCCATAGATATATGTGAGCCACGCTCCCGACGCTTTGTCACCAGCCTTGTAAAGGCTCTCGGTGGCAGCGTAACCTAGAGTGTTAGCTTTGGCTCTCGCCTTAGCTTCCTTTCTCCATTTTTTACGATTACGATTATTCGCTTGGCGATTCCAAGTTGGTTTAGGAGCACGACCGTGTTTCATAAAGCCCTTTTTCAGGCTAATAAGAAACAAGATAGCGGCCCGTACCATTGCGGTCGTTTGATGACCTTCCAATAAGTCTTGTGCAAGGTTAAGACCTGAGTCTGTCACCTTGTCATAGAACTTATATCCACATTCAGTGATAACTGAAGAATGGAATGCTGGATCGGGCACTAGCCCTCGAGTACAATCATCCGAATAGCTAGATGTTTCACTAATTCGGACTGTTACAAGATCACGACGTGTTTTATGCACCGTGGTCTCGCGAGCGCGGAGATTTTCGATAGTTTTAAAGTATGCGAACCCAGTAGAGATTTTCTCCACGGGGGACATACCATCTGTCGTTATTTTAAAATCTTCACGACGACGTAGTATTGGATAACTCTGATGGCCAGTTTTCAGGCCGGAGTATTCATTCCAAGTAGTTACGTCGTGAGTACCGTTTTCAAATGCGGTATCCTCTTCTCGTATCATAGCAATCTCCTCAATGTGATAACATTGCAGGAAGACCCTACAACTTGTTGTAGGAAGCAGCCCCT